TAGCACCAGTAGCAGCATATGGCCTTACAGTTCCACCGGCGTCACTTGCTTCATCATCGGTTGTCGCATAACTGTCTGTGCCTATCCACAAACGATTTGGATAATCTACAGTAGATGTTCCGATATATTTTGCACCAGCAGTAGCAAGTTCTTCCGAATTTCCTGCTGTGGAATAATAAGGAGACAACCCTACTATCTGTGCAGCAGGCATGCCTTTGAGTAACACTTTAGAATCCGTGTCACTCAACGCATCGTCCTGTGTGCGATTATAAGGCATCACCGAGCCGCGCTTAAATATGAGATTACCAGTTCCTGCTGCCATTATTTATCCATCATAAAAAGGTTTCAAATCACCAAGTATTTAGTCGTCTTTTATGCGTATGTACCGCAATCCAAAGTAGCACCGATGTAATCACAGAAAAGAGTTCCAACATTACTATCAGCAGTATCATTTACTTCATAGAACAAACCATTTGTGTAGTTTGTAGGAGTTCCCACCGCGGCACCTGCTGCCAACATATTAGCATAAAGATAAGAATCCTGATAAGAACCTTCTGTGAAAGTAAAGCCAGCGGTAGGATCCGCAGAAGTTATACTTCTGCTTGCTCCTAAAAACGGAATAGGATATCTTATATTCGTAGCGATACTATTTTGGAAATTAACTCTAACACCACCAACAACAACTGTGTCCTTGTTAGTATATACCGATGGAGTCGTACTACCACCGCCCATCAAAATGTAATTTGATGAGTTAAAATCAGTTGTACCAGCAACAACAAGATTACCAGATGTTATATTTGGTAAAGTATGAGTTGCATTTACACCTATAGTAGCAGCACTGCTTACTGTTATTCTATTTCCTGTATTTTTAAATATAAGATTATTGCCAGAAATTTCTACTACAGAAGTAGAAGCATTTGGACAACCCAAGAAAACATTTGATGATGAGTGTCCAGCAGCACAAGATCCTATTGTTATAGAAGTCGAACCACCATTACCACCACCAGTTCCGATGCTTATTGTCTTGGTTCCTGATGTATTGACACCAGTTCCAATGTTTATAGTTGCTGCGCTTGTTGGTGAAGTGGAGAGAGACACTGTAGTTGCTGCTGCACCAAGAATAGATGTAGCATTAGGAGCAGTTACAGTGACGTTGCTTATAGTAGCGGTTCCACTGTTTGCACCCAAAGTAAGTGTATTAGCAGCACCAAATGCACTGATATTATTTGCAACAGCATTAAATACGCTAAATGTTGAATTCGTTGTACTGATAGAACTATCATCAATAACAACACTACCACTGCCCTTACCTTGCAGTCTCAAGTCTATATCCGAACTATTACCAGAAGAAGCAATAAGTGGAGAAGTACCTGAGACAGCATTTGTTATAGTTATTTCATTTACTGCGTTTGCGGTAGTGTTGAAAATCAATTGTTCATTACCGTTGGCATCGGCAATGAAACCAGCATTTGCTATCTTAGGTGCAGTTAGTGTTTTGTTACTTAAAGTTTGAGTAGAATCTGTATCGACCATGGTCTTGTAACCAGAGCCAGTTCCTACTGTCATCAATTCAACATCAGTTTCCCAGTAAACTCTTCCTTCTGTTGTTTCATCCGATTCTGCCGCGGCATCTGTTGTGTGAGGAAGAACGAGTCCACCACTACTCAAATCAACATCTGTTGTGATATTTGCACCCAGAATCCAAGTGCCACTCATAACGAGATTCTTCACATCAAGAGTGTGTACAAATTGTGTTCCAGCGGGTGCGCCTGAAGGAGAATTTGCATACTTAGTTTCAGTTGAAGGATCAGTATTATCACCAACAATTAAAGGATAGTGTCCTATCTTAGCGGTAGCACCATTTCCAAATACATTGTCTTTGTCTATAATTTCTGCATGCCAATGCTTGGAAGACTCATCCCAAGTCATCTGAACATCCGATAAAGATCCTCTTTCTATTTCAATACCAGAATCTGAAGGACTATTTCCCGTATATCCATAATTAAGAGTTACTATGGTATCTTCTACATTCAAATTTGTGGTATTGATTGTAGTTGTGGTTCCATCTACTTGGAGATCGCCTGTGATGGTCAAATTTCTTATTTTACTAAGAAGATCATCATTTTGATCTTTTACAAGAACCGTTCCAGATTCGTTTGGAAGAGTAATAGTCCTAGTCGCAGATGGATCCGCAACTGTAAGTGTAGTTTGGTGTGAATTGGCGGTTGCGCCTTCAAATACTATACCAACGGCAGTTGTTGGACCACCATCTTCAATTATTTTAGTACCAAGATATAAATTTCCGCCTTCGATTTTGACATACCGAGGAGTGTTAACATCTGTATTGTATTGGTAATTTACAGTTAATGTAGGTCTAGTTCCTGTTCCTGTTGATGGAGTCTCATATAAACCAGAAAGAACTACACCATTTCCACCACCGGCAGAGACATACAGAGTATCATTTGTTCTTATAAATTCTTCGGCAGAAAATTTAGTTGCTTGCAAAACATTAGTTGAAGCATTATAAACCAAACTATTGTCAATATGTACTTGCTGCGATCCAGTATTTAATGCTGGAACTAAAACAGGATAACAAGCAGTATCATTTGTATTTCCATCCGTTGTTATTATGTTAACATTATTTGCTAATGTAGCAGTGGTTGCTGTTGTCGCACTGTTTGCGGTCGAAGCATTGCCCGCAAAATTGGTAGCAGTTAAAGTATTTGTGCTTGGATTGTAGGTAAAATCTGAGGCATTAGAATCAACCAACAATCCACCAGTTGCTCCTGATGTTGGGAAAAATGGTACTCTATATGCAGAGGAATTACTGTCTGTGGTTACTGTTACATTTGTAGCAGTGGTTGCAGTGGATACAGTTCCAGTTATTGTCGTTGCACTGATATTAGTTACGGATAAAGTGTTTGTACTAGAATTGTATGCAAGATCCGTATCATACTTTACTGCTTGTGCACTACCATCTGCGTTGTCGAGTAATGCTACTTTTGCCGTAGCAGAACTAGTTGCTGCTGCTTTTACATTTGTTGCAGAAACAGTAGCAGCACCAGTTGAAGTGTTCACAGTAACATCCGAACTGAGAAGACCAAGAACACTACCTATTGCAAATTTACCGCTACTATTATTATCAGAAACATCAACACCCGCTAAGATATCACCAATTGCAACGGTTTGTGTTGTTAGTTCGTTTAAATCTAGATTAAAAGTTATGGTATTTGTATTGGTCGCAACCGTGTCAATTCCAGTACCGCCTGTGAATGTAATTGTTTCTCCATCATCTATTGTTTGTGATGATCCCGTATCTGCTGCTATAATAAAATCAGACATAGTACCAGTGGCACTACCCGCAGAAGCCCATTCCAGTTTTACTGTCTGTGGATCTGGTGTAGATCCTGCGGTTACGCTGGCAATCTTTAAAACATGACCAACCGTGGGAGCATTAGTAGAAGGGAAAAGATATTTTGTGGATCTTAACAAATCACCATCAGTCGTACCATTCCACCCGTTAAATTCGATATATGGATAATATATGTATGGTGTAGTTGGACCGCCAGGATTATGTTCCAAACCTGTGTTTGAATAATACCTCAAAGGCATTCTTGAAATTGCTTTTTGAGTTGCCAGTACATAATCTGATGGACGATCCCAATCTGCTTTCAGAACAACATAAGGTCCAGTGGATCCAGTAGAACCATCATTTGTGTCCTCAAACAGAGGAGTATATGCTCTGATTTCCGCACCCATCCATATTGGACGAGTTTCGTTTATAGCAGGGTGTGTTGGTGCGGTTCCACCAGTATATGGTTCTATTGAAGTTCCAATAGGAGCAATATTTTCCGCATTACCACCATAAGTATTATTATCTTTTGCATATTTATCTGTACCTATCCACAAACGATTTGGATAGTTGTCAAAGGCGTAGCCTGGTATTACAGCATTATCAGAAGAAGTAAGACCCCATATAGAACCTATAATCTGAGCGGCAGGCATACCCTGTAGCAATACTGGAGTCGTTTCGTTTTCTCCACCGTCTTGAGTTTTATTATACGGCATATTAACGCCGCGCTTAAGTATGAGATTACCAGTTCCTGCTGCCATAGTAGAAATCCTCTATTTTAATACTCACCACAATCCATAAGCATCCCATTCCCAAGATATTCTAAAGTATCGTCCGTACCACCTCTTATTCCAGTGTCGGTTTCGATATATCCAGAAATAATGAGATTTCCGTCTATATGTATATTTCCATTTGAGTCAGCACTGACTAAAGATACCTGTTTCCAATCATTATTTGTAATTCCATTGGTTAGAGTATAGTATTTACTCTCGTTTTCCACATAAACTAACATTCCTTTTTCTCTTCTTTTTGCTGTAATTGCGTCTCTTTCCTGCAAAGTTGAAACTGAACGCAATCCTCCCTTTCCATATTTTGGTAAAGTTACAGGATAATCGTCGGTTTCCTCCGTTGGGCCAATTGGGGATATTACTGTTGTAGTTCCTTGAATAGCCATATTATGCAACTCCAGTAGTTACATTAAAATCTACCGCTCCATTTATAATTTCCGTTGATCTATACACTTTATAAGAAATACCAGAAACACTTACCGTCCCCTGTTGTTGTACAAAACTATTTGTTGCATTTTGCGATCCTATGAAAATAGAAGATAACTGTCTGCTATCATGCACAAAAAAGTAAATATAACCAGCACCGCTCTGTACGCTAACTGCTTGAGTATTTGATCCTGTTGTTTGGACTTGATAATCGCCTGGTGCTGTTAAATCAACATATGTGTTTACTGTCTCGTTAGTGGATTTACCGTAATAAACTCTACTCCACCATCTTATGTTTCTAGTTGATGTTGCATTTGAATAAGAATTATTAGACTGAACCGCTGTAAGAGTAACTGTTATCTGAGCACCCGGCGTAGAGGAAACAAAACCAGCGGGTATAGTAGCATTATAACTTGTTGTGGTAGGAGACAATCCAGAAACTATAGTTCCGCTTGCAATACCAGAATATGTTATATTAAGACCAGTTGCACTAGAAGAATTCCCTATGCTTATTACAAATGTTGGTGTCTGGGCTACTAAACTGGTTCCTAAATCATTGTTCAGAGGTAAACTACCAAGAGTAAAATTACTAATAGAAGCAGGAATAAAAGCATAAAGTATTTGTTCTAAAATATCAATTACACTTTGGCCAGTAAGAATATTTCCCGACAACAAACCACCGACAGTTATGTTTGTCGGTGTAGGATCAGACCATGTTTGTTCTAGATCTACACCATCTATTGTATCTGCATACAGAGTACCGCACCGAATAATGTCTACTTTAGATTCTGAATCAGTTATAATAGCAGCATTTGCAAGTAAAGTACCTTGCTCATCATACCCACGCAACAATTCTCTTATCTGTTGATCAGTGGGTGTTGGTGCTACCACTGGTGGATAAGGTATTGCTCTTGAGTTTGGTGCAATACTGAATTGTTGTTTGGTTACTATTTTTCCCATTTTACTTTACCAAAAGTACAGTGTTCCTGTTGGGTTGTTGTTTTATTTTAAATGTATTTATTGCTGTTTTTACTGGTGTAATTTTAGGAGATCTGTTTTCTATTATTTTCAGTTTATTCATGGCGCCTCCACTACAAATTTACCCTTCACCAAGCAGTCATTCTCTCCGCTGTTAGACTCTAAAAACACATAGTAAAAATAAGAGCCAGGATATATGGTTGACATCGTATCCGTGCTTATGTTTATAGTTATCTGATTAGTGGAGACGGAAACGGTTCCATATACTTCTGAAGCAGGAAATACCACATATCCTTCGGTAGCGGTGCCATCTTGAGATATCTCGAAAAGATCTTTTGCTTGTGTCAAAGAAGAGCGGCGAGCAACGAATCTGACATTATCGTAAGAATCCATGATGTTTATAGCATCATCGGATGAATTAAAATATTGAAATGTGATGGTATATTCGCATTTTTGTTCAGAATATATGTCGTGTATTCCTGATAACATTTAGTGCTTCTTTCCTATATGATACTTGGGTATCAACTCCCAATTTTGTTTTTCTTTAAATGGTATGATTTTTATCTGATTTATACCCGCTATCGCAGAATCCACTTTCTTCTGATCTAATATTTCTAAAAGACCCCATTCCTCCAACAATTTGGCAATAGTATTTCGTCTCGCAACATCATTGTCATCTATAGAAGAAGAAAGTCCATCAAGGAGAAACAACTCCTTGAAATGGACTATGTAATACTTACCCTTTTTGTGAAGAATGTGACAGGATTGCCAGAGTTTATTTTCGGTTTTGGAAGATACTCCTATTCGAGTCAAAGTCTCTTTTATTTTTAAAAAATTATCTTCCTTTATCAATTTTACTTCTAACAAATCCTCAATAGAAATATTTTGCATAATGTTTCCTCAAATACGGGTGGCCTTCCCATATTTATAAAAAACATCACTTACGAGATCCGCCAATATCTAGTTCTTTTTTGATACTTTTGATCTCTTCTTTCGTCAAAATCCTCAACGCTTCTCTGGCTCTTTTGTCAGAATATCCATAATATTTTTTAATAATATCAATATCATCGTCTGATTCCTTTTTTAGCCACTTTGAGAATCTCTTACGGGATCTAATAGACTTCAAATAATACTCATACTGAACTTTCTTGTCCAAAGAGTTCAAACGATTCATCTCATTTGCATGGAGAATGGTATCTGGAAAGTAAGAAAGACAACGATTCACCACGAAAGGTACATACTCCTTCTCCTGTTGGGGATCAGTTAGTATGTCCTTTTTAGAGTAGTTGATAGAATTCAGTATTTCGGAAAGGTTCACTTGAACGAGCACTCCATCATAAGTTGAATCACACAAGCGGTAAGGTTGATTTCATGATCTGCTACAAACGCTGCTTTGTATTGGTAGTCTGCAATGATCAAAATGGCAGGAGGAATACTGGATGGTTCCAAAGACTCATGTAGAGCATCGTAGATCTTTCTGAATACATGAGAGGAATCGTTGTCTAGATTCATAGCAACCCACTTTCTGACATCCTGAAAGTTCTTGCTCTTCATTGCTTTCATCAATTCCTCTACGACAACATCACCCGCTTCGCTCAGAATACCAACATCAATTGCACCAGAACGAGAATATCGTTGAAGTTCATTGATCAGTCTTCGAAAGTCGGGAGAGAACTTGACGATAAGTTTAGCAAGAACTTTTTCGTCGTACTTCACCTTCTCAGAATCGAGAATAAACTTGGCACGATCCATAAACTTGGCACTCAACTTCATCTTGTCCTTACTATCAAACTTGAAGTCGATACAAGTACATCTGGAGTGAAGAGGTTCGATTACTCGGTTCTTGAAGTTACAAGTGAGAATAAACCGACAGTTCTTGGAAAACTCCTCCATAAATCCACGCAACGCTGGCTGCATAGACTGTGGATTAGCATAATCAAACTCGTCCAGAATAACGGCTTTGTTGTTTCCAGAGATAGAGATGGTACTCGCAAACTGACGAATACGAGTTCGCAGAGTGTCGATGTTTCCATCTTCAGAACAGTTGATGATTATCCAATCCGTATTCAACTCGTTGCAAAGTGCTTTTGCAACTGTGGTTTTACCACAACCAGGCCCACCAGATAGGAGAAGATTCTGGAGTTGTCCAGAATCTACGATCTCTTGAAATGTGTTCTTGGTGTTGTCAGGAAGAATACAGTCTTCGATACTCTGTGGACGATACTTCTCCACCCACAGAAAATTCGTTTGATCGGTGTTCATAATTACTTATTGTAGTTAGAGTCTGCTTCCAGAGCAATCCAATAGTTTACATTCATGTTTTGATGACTGAACTTACTCACAACCTTCTCACAGATTTCCACATTGTAATCTCCCTGAAGCAACTTGAGATTGTCGATCTTGAAGAACATCTCGAAAGCATTCGATCCCTCATATTCACCGACTCCAATCGAATAGGTGTTGCTTCCTACATCCGCCTTGTCCAGTGCGGTCATGCTGATGAGAGATCCATCATTAGTCACTGAAATGTCGGACACCTGAAGAACAGATGCTGCTTTCTGAAGTTCTGCAAACTTCTTCTGAGTCAGAACAAATTCAATTGCACTTTGTGGCATGTTGATCTTCTTGGTAGGAACAGTAAGGAGTTTGGGTTCACAGTAATGATACTTGACAGAACCATTCGAACCGCTGATCCTCACATACTTGTCCTCAAATTCAAACTCTGGATCGTTGAAAAGAGAAACAACACCAAGAAACTTGTTGAGATCCCAAATTCCAAATTCAGTATCAAATGTTTCTTCAACTGTTGCTTCTGCAAGAACATTCTTTACAGGAGAGATCGTGGAGATCATATTGCCAGGATGTACCAGAATATTCGAATTAATGGACGCAAAGTTCTTGAGGATGTCTAGTGTTTTCTTTGAAATTTTCATCGCTGTAGTAGTGCTCATAATGTATCCTTAATGGGAGTTCTCTGTAATATACTCGATTCCGTACCGCTTTTCAATCTCTTTCTTTCGATCATTCTCACTTACACCTTCCTGATATGGAACATATGTTCCAAAACCAGGCATGTTGAGAGGACAGGACACCTTTGGATAATCCAACTTGGAATATTCGGTCTTTCCATTTATCGAAAGATTGATCAACTGTGTCATCTTTTTATCACCGCAACCACAAGTTCCACAGTAGTAAGAGCCAGGATATTTCTCACTGACCCTTCTTTCGGAGCATGGTCTTAGTTCAGAATCACCGTGACAACTCATATCTCTGAGTTTTATGGTCTTTTCATCTGCTTTTTTGTTTGTAAGACCACGAGAAGTCACTGCTCTCGCTAGACTAGCGGCTTTCTCAATTAAGGAAGGATCTTTGATGTCGATCTTCTCGTCCTTGAATTTCTGTGCATTCTTCTTGGCATTTTCAAGAAGTTGCTTTCTGTATTCGTTATATTCTGGGGTGTTTTCTTCCATGATCTACATCTTCTTCCATATCGAAGAAATCATCTTCATTGATATTACCAGAAGTAAATTCCTTTAGATGCGTTTTATCGTGGTGTCTCTTGTTCTTATGTGGCTGAAATTTCTTCTTAGCGCGTCTACGGTCATGATCATCATCATAATGATCATTGTGATAACTTCTGCCCATCTTATGCTCCGAAAATATGTGGAAATGTCTTCATTGCTAAATCTTTAGAAATATGTGGTAGTGGTTTTTTAAGAATAACCGCTTCTAGAATAGGACTCTCGATCCAATTTATAATTTCTAGAATATTTCTTAGTTTCTTATTCCGTATCTTATCATTCTGAATGAAACTATCTGTATTCATAAAGTATGGAATACGAGTATATTCTTTATGCAAACCACTATAAGAATATCCGATAGGAGAATCATCTGGTTCGTATTCTGGAATGTCGGTGTAGGGAGAAGTATACTTGTCGCTGTAAGCAAACTCCAGTACCTTCAATAATGGCAAAGTCTGAACGGACTTAAGATAATCAATCTTTTCCTGCTCTGTCTTCAATTTGCTGACATGAAGAAATACTTCACCAATATATTCTGCTTGTGTTTTCATATCAATTCATCAATACTTTCAAGAATCAACTTCATGTTGTTCTTTACAAGATAATCGAAAACCTTTCCTTTGTTTCCTGTGAACGGTTTAGCGAATTCATTCATAATATTTCGCTCAATGTCCTCTGGTATGTATGTAAGATCAACCAAAGTTTTGTTTCTTTCCACATTTCTTTCGTATTCTGCTGGGATACCATAGAAAGACCAATTAATGACCTTTTTGGCAGACAGAGGTTTCTGTCTCTTATTTTCATCTACGAAAGTATCATCGTCTGAAAGAATATTTGGCACACCATCACCAGAGTCACCTCGGACGATATGCTCAAACAAAACCATCTGTGGATTTTCACACTTCAAGAAATCCTTATGAATAGGACTAAACTGGCGAACATTTTCGTATCGTTGGAGTTGCTGAAAGTCCTTGTCGCTTGAGACGATCACGATCTTCTCCTTGTCGTGAAAGTTCTTTACAAGAGTG